CCAGCGCAAACTTTGCTGGTTTGGTTGTTCCACAGTTCCTCACAGAATTGGCTGCACCGTTCGCTCGTGCAGGTCGCCCATTCTTGGAAGTGGCTCGCAAGCATCAACTTCCTGATTCTGGTTTGGTTATCAGCATCAGCAAAGTAACGACTGGTTCAAGCACCGCAGTTCAAACTGAAGGTGCAGCAGTTTCGGAAACCAACATGGATGACACGAAACTTGATGTTTCGGTTGTCACTGTTGCTGGCCAGCAGAATGTTTCACGCCAAGCGATTGAGCGTGGCACAAACATTGATTCGCTAGTAATGGCTGATCTTGTTGCTGCTTACCACACCAACCTTGATTCGTTGTTTGTAACAACAAGCGCCACATCACTAACCAATGTGATCACGCAAGTTGTGACCTACACCGATGCTTCACCAACCGTTGCAGAGTTGTATCCAAAGTTGGCTGACGCTATTCAGCGTATTCAAACCAACTTCTTCGCTGGCCCGAACTTTATCTTGATGCACCCACGCCGTTTGGCATTTATCTTGGCTGCACTTGATGATCAGAAGCGACCATTGGCTGTGCCAGTGCCTAACTTCAACGGTCAGCCTGCGATTGCTTCAGGCAATGGCGCACCTGTGTACGGCAATAGTGGTTACACCATTATGGGTCTGCCAGTTATCACGGATGCCAATGTCATCACGACTAACGGTGCTGGAGCAAACGAAGATGTGATCATCTTGGGCAACACTCAAGAAGCACACTTGTTTGAACAGGGTTCGGGTGAGCCAATGATGTTGCGCTTTGAGCAACCAAAGGCTTCTGAACTTGATGTGACCATGATCGTTTATGGTTACAGTGCGTTCACCGCAAACCGTTACCCAAATGCTTTCTCCCTCATCGGAGGAACTGGATTGGTAACACCAACCTTCTAAGGTTGTTTGTTAATCAACTTGTGAAAGGGTTGGTGGTATCCTTCGGGGTGTCACCAACCCTTTTCTATTTTCGGAGTGCTAATGAAAAACTATGTTGAATCACTACTGGTTGAGCGTGCAGGTTACGAACGCAGAGGAATGAAAGACCGTGTGAAAGCGGTAGATGCTGCTTTGCGTGAAGTTGGTTTTGATCACAAATATATGACTGATGAATCAGAAATTGAGACAGCCGCAGTTGAACCAGTTGTTGAGCGTGCTGTTGTGAAGGCAGCGAAAAAGCGTAAGGGATAACTGTGGCTATAACGAACGGATATTGCACGCTGGCAGAAGTGAAGGCTGCGTTGCGGCTGACAGACAGTGTGGATGACACTTTGTTGGAGAACGCTATTGAATCTGCGTCACGCCGCATTGATGGCTATACAGGCAGGTTCTTTTACAAGACGAATCAAACAGCAATCACGATGTACCCATACAACGAATATTTGCTGTTCTTTCCAGCAGATGTTTCCTCTACTTCAATAACAATAAAAATTGATTCAACTGCTGATGGTACTTATGCCACCACGCTGACACAGGGCGTAGATTATTTGCTTGAACCTACAGATGCGGTCTTGCAGTCACGCCCATATCTAAACGCTCGTATGGTTGGCGGCGCAACATTCCCACTGTTCGTAACACCATCTTTTCCTACAGTGCAGGTCACAGCAATATGGGGTTGGAACGCTATCCCTGATGATGTAAACCAAGCATGTGTTCTGCTCGCCATGCGCCAGTTCGCTCGCCTTAACGCTGCTCTTGGTGTTGTTGGTTTCGCTGATATGGCAATCACGGTTCGGGCTATTGACCCTGATGTTCGTGATCTTCTGTCGCCTTACAAAATGTTTGGTATTGCCTGATGCCTGCAACCGTTTCACAAGTCGCTACGGGGCTTGCAGCACGCTTAGGAACGATCACAGGGCTACGCACCTACACCTATCAACCTGAGCAACTGAACCCACCTATTGCTTTCCCTGTGTTGAACTCCATTCAATATCACAGGGCTTTTGGTGGCGGCGATGTAACAATGAACTGGACTATCAGCGTTGTTGTAGGCAGATATCTTGACCGCACAGCCCACGCTTTGCTGGATGACTTTCTTTCCTACTCGGGTAGCAAAAGTATTCGTGCCGCAATAGAAGGAGATCAGACTCTTGGTGGCGTAGCACAAACATTGGTAGTAACATCAGGTGCAGACATTTCAAGCCTCAGTTCTGCTGACGCAGAGTTTCTACAAATACAGGTTTCTGTTACAGTTCACGCATAAAGGAAAACTATGACCACATACAAAGTTTTGAGCAGCAGATTTGCTTTCGGTGAAATCGGCAAGACACTAGACAGCGATGCACTTGATGGGTGTAACATTGAGGCAGCGATTGAAGCAGGTCATCTTGCAGAGATCAGTTCTAAAATCAAAAAAGAAATCATGGAAGAAACGGACAAATAATCATGCCTGCAATCGTTCTCAAAAATGCTGATATCACCGTCAATGGTGTGGTGCTTTCCGATAGAGCAAATAGCGTTACGCTTACCTACGAAATTGAGGCTGTAGAAGCAACAGTTTTTGGTGGCAACCGTTCGTTCGTTGGCGGTTTGCAAAACATTGCTGTTGAAGTTGAGTTCCTACAAGATTTCGCTGCAACAGAAACCGAAGCAACAATTTTCCCGTTGGTTGGCACACAAACAACTGTTACGGTTCGCCCAGGCTCACAAGCCACAGCAGCAGATAATCCACTCTATACAGTAAGTGGTACTTATCTTTCCAGTCATACACCTGTGGCAGCAGCCGTTGGTGAGTTGGCTATGACATCGTTGAGTTTCACTGGCGGCACGCTCGTCAAAACAACTTCGTAATCATTAATCAAAACAGTTAGAAGGAGATCGCAATGAAAATTGCTTTACAAGTTGAGTTCAATGACGGTACGAAAACACCAGTTGATGCAGTGTTCGCAGACTTTGTTGCGTTTGAACGCACATGGTCACGCAGTGTGGCACGCTTTGAAACAGAAATCAGGCTTACAGATTTGGCTTGGCTGGCGTGGCACAGCGAAAACCGTTGCCGCAAAACTAGTTTGAAGTTTGATCCTGATTGGATTAACACTGTTACGAATGTTGAGATTCGTGAAGATGAACCGATTGTGGGTGCAGACCCAAAAGAAAGTTAGATTCCGATTCTGCGCATTGGGCTATAGCGTTCCTTGCTATAGAAACAGGGATCGCACCATCGTTGCTGGTTCAAGAATCTGAGGAAATGTTGCAGACGATGTTTGATGTGTTAGCGAAAAGGAACGAAGCCGCTAGACGCAAACGGTAGTAGCATTGCCGCCTATGGATGGCGTTCAACTCAACTTTTACGGACTTAATGAAACGATCCGCTACCTAAAGAACTATGAGTCTGATCTATATAAAACTTTGCGCAAGGACTTGGTAGATAAATCTACGCCGTTAGCGAAACTGGTTGGCAGCCGTTTCCCTGTGAAGCCTTTAAGCAACTGGCACAGCACAGGAGATCGTAGGGGCGCAGCGAGGATGCCACCATACATGGTTGGTAAAGCGAAAGCAGGTGTGAAAGCGATCGCTGGAACTGGTGTATCCCGTAGGGGTAGCAGCCCTATTTTGCGTATTCAGCAGAATGATGCTGGCGGTCAAGTATATGATTCCGCTGGTATAGGCAATAGCGAATCTGCTGAATCAACTTTCATTGACAATCTTGATACAAAATCTAAATCTAAGAGCAAGCGTGGGCAAACTCGTTCTCGTATAATGTTTGGTGCGGTAAAAGGTAATCAGGGGATGATTGAACAAGATATTGTTGCGATCATCAAAACTGTTGATTCTTATACTACACGGGCAATCAATTCTGGAACAGGAAAGTAACTTATGGCTGTTGGCGTAAACATCGTATCCAGTTTTGATTCTAAAGGTATTCGTAAAGCGTTAAACGATTTCAAGAAGTTAGAAGGCGCAGGGAACAAAGCAACTTTCGGTTTGCGCACCGTTGATAAAGCGTTCACTAACGGCGCAAAGAATATCGCTAAGTATGGTGGCTTATTGGCTGCTGGTTTGGGTCTTGCAGCAACGCAGATGGTTAAGGGTGCTGAGTTTGCGAAGCAGGCTGATGATCGTCTTGTTGCTGTTGCTAAATCTATGGGTTTGTTTGGTACGCAAGCACAGTTTGTTACAGCCAGGCTTATCAAACTTGCTGACGCACAAGAATATGAGTTAGGTGTTACTGCTGAAACAATCAAACTGACACAAGCGAAACTGCTCACCTTCAAAGAGTTGGCTATTACCGCTGATGAGGTTGGTGGTGCTTTTGATCGTGCGACAGTGGCGGCTGTTGATTTGGCTGCGGCAGGTTTCGGTGAAGCATCACAGAACGCCACACAATTAGGTAAAGCGTTGAATGATCCGATCAAGGGTATTACTGCGCTTGCCCGTTCTGGTGTTACTTTCACGGAACAGGAAAAAGAAAAGATTAAGGCGTTGGTTGAATCAGGCAAGATGCTTGAGGCGCAGGACACTTT